TGTGTATCAAAAGCTAAATGAAATTTATCCCAATCTTGTCCATGCCCCAGAATTTTTAACTGAAGCAAATGCCATTCGGGATTTTATGGCAGGACAATTTGCCTTTATTGGTGGTAATACAAAAGCATATATGAAAGAAGCTGAACGTATCATTTTGAAGACACAACCATATCTTCAAACCATATATCATTGTACTATCGGTGAAGCTGCTATGGCTAAGTATGCAATCAATACTTTTCTTGCAACCAAGGTCTCCTTCATGAATGAGATTTATAAGTTGGCACAGAAAATGAATTGTGACTATGAGATTGTTTCTCAAATGGTTATGTCTGACAATCGTATTGGTCGTAGTCATATGAAAGTACCAGGCCCCGACGGAAAATTCGGATTCGGTGGTATGTGCTTTCCGAAGGACACTTCGGCCCTGTTAAAATTTGCAGAAAGCAATGGTGTACATTTAGGTGTACTTGATAGCGCAATTAGAGTAAATAAATCTTTAAGAGACGACGTTTGACGGTGTCAGGTTGTATAAATAAATTATATGTTTAAAGGAAAGCAAATGCTTCATCATCAACCCATTATATGTAAAGATTCTTATGGCAGACTGCCACAAGTTGCCTTTGCACGCACAGAGTCAAATTGGAGTCTGCATCGGGGTTAATGTAAAGTAATTTTTCTTATACAAAGACCTCGGTACCCTAAAGTCCGAGGTTTTCCTTTCTTAAAACCTTTTTATTAATACCCTTGCATTTGACTCGGGTACTAAAAGGTGTTATAATCAAGACATAGAACAAAGAAACCGAAAGGTTTCAGTAACATAGCAAGCTAAAGGGTTATTCTTTTTAGATTTGACAAAGTTATAAAAGTGTTTTATAATAGTGTTATCGGTTGATCGTGATCGAGACAAGGTTCATTTAAAATTTGCGTACCAACCCTTTCGTAGCTCAATGGTAGAGCACTCGGCTGATAACCGGTAGACACAAGTTCGATTCTTGTCGAAAGGACCATATTAAATTACATTGGTTACCAAGCCAGTAGGTAATTTATGCAGAGAATTAAATCCTAGTGACGGCTAGGCTCTGCTAAGTTACATGAAAGGTGGAAATCGGCTTAGGCTTAGATCAGTAGTCGCGCTGGAACAGCTTGGCAAGTAATGTGGTTGATAGACAAGTCCGTGGACGACACGGTAGGGCAGGTTTAAAACTGTTATTTCTATCAAACACCCAGTGTAATTTAATATGTTTTTATGTCCCGCTCATCTAGCGGCCTAGGATACCAGCCTTTCACGTTGGTCACACGGGTTCGAATCCCGTGCGGGACGCCATTATTCTGTGGCTTATAAGCTCAGAGACTTGGCCTAGTGTTATGTAACCTATTCAATAAACCGTAAACTCGAGTAAAGCGGTTGAGAGTGGGCATATAGTATAGGCTACAGAATAATGGTAATGTATCGGTGGCAGAGCGGTCCAATGCACGGGATTGCAAATCCTGAAAACCGGGGGTTCGATTCCCTCCCGATACTCCAATATAATGCTTGACATATATTATAAAGATGTTATAATAGAAACAAGTAACAAATTTGCACCGTTAGCTCAGTTGGTTAGATCGCTTGCCTGTCACGCAAGAGGCCAGGGGTTCGAGTCCCCTACGGTGCGCCATGATTGTTATTTTGCCCCGATGGTGGAATTGGTAGACGTGGCTAAAAACACAGATACCATATATATTGTATATACCTAAAAGGAAAATCATGAAGGACATATACGAATATATAGAATTATCAAAAGATAAAAGACAAGAACACCTTAAATTAGATGAAAATTGTATTGAAAGAGGAGCAGGTAGTTATTATTTTAAAGGACTATTAGCACACGAATTAGACACAAGTATTCCCACTGGACATAAGATACATTTATGTCATGCTTGCAACAATGCTGCTTGCGGAAATCCTAATCATATGTATTGGGGTACTGCTCAAGAAAATAGGCAAGATCAAGTAGTTAACGGCGGTAAAACTATTTGGGAACGAATGGTAGAAAAACATGGTTTAGAAAAAGCAAAAAATATTGCGAGCAAAAGTAAATTAAAAAATAAAAGTGGCGCAGGAAATAAAGGTAAATCTAAATCAGAAGAACATAAAGCAAAAATATCTGCAAACCATAAAGGTGGCAGGAAAAAGCGGATGTGATGTAATGGTAGCCATGCGAGTCTTAGAAGCTCGTGTCGAAAGGCGTGTGAGTTCGAGTCTCACCATCCGCACCAAATTTTAGGAGTTCGAGTCCCCTCTGGGGCACCATATATAAAAATGGGGGATTGGTATAGTTGGGAACACAGTAGCTTTGCAAGCTTCAGTCAGCGGTTCGACCCCGCTATCCTCCACCAACAACATACTCGGTGTAGTGAAATGGCATCACCCGTGGTTTGGGACCATGTAGCGCAAGTTCGATTCTTGCCACCGAGACCAGTAAATTTTAAAGGAAAATTATGAGTGCACATATTAATATTAGAGATCGTTTTGAAGAATATTTGAAAGAGAATGAGAAATTTGAAAAAGGTAATTCGGCAGCAGGCACACGTGCTCGCAAAGCTCTAGCAGAGATGTCAAAAGAGATCAAAGCAAGACGTAACGAAATTACTGAAGAAAAGAATTCTCGTAAAGAAGAAAAAACAAAAGAGTAAAGTATATTCCCTAGTAGCTCAGCGGTAGAAGCACCTGACTGTTAATCAGGGTGTCGGTGGTTCGATCCCACCCTGGGGAGCCAAGTTTAGGATGCGTCCAGCAAATAAAAAAATTCAACTTGTAATTGAAAAATAAGCATCCTGTTATTTTTGGAGATGTGGCAGAGAGGTCGATTGCGGCAGACTGTAAATCTGTTCTTAACAGCACGGTGGTTCGAATCCATCCGTCTCCACCAATTTTTGCCTGGTTAGCTCAGTGGTAGAGCGTCTCCTTTACACGGAGAGGGTCCGCGGTTCGATACCGTGACCAGGTACCATTTTAGGAATCACATGATAGTTACACCATTGAAGAAAAAAGTCCTCGTTGCAGAGAATGCCCGTGAGACACAAACAGAGTCTGGCATTATTCTTGAGGGTACTCAAGGTTACGGTGATTCAAAGACAGGTAAAGTTATTGCCATTGGCCCAGATGTTACTGAGGTCAAGGTTGGCGATGACATTTATATGTTGTGGAATAAATGTACTGTGGTAAATGTCGATGGAGCACAACGTGTTATGATCGATGAAGAAAACATTGTTGCAGTACTAGACAAATAAATTTTTGCCCTCTTAGCTCATTTGGTAGAGCAACGGTTTTGTAATCCGTAGGTGGTCAGTTCGAATCCGACAGAGGGCACCAAATAACTGCCGATAGTTCAACGGATAGTTCAAAAGTCTTAATTTTATAAATAATATATCAACTGCCCTTAGCTCAGCTGGATAGTAGCAACAGCCTTCTAAGCTGTAGGTCAGTGGTTCGAATCCACTAGGGCAGGCCATTTTTAAGGTAGTATATGTTTAAAAAATTAGATTGTTGTAAATATTGTAATTTTTCTTTTTTAGAATTAAATACAAATCAGCGAGCAAATCATAGTCGTTGGTGTAAAATGAATCCTAAAAGAAAAGAATATTCTGATAAATTAATTGATGCAAGATTACGAATAAAAAATCCTAGAAATCAATATGTTAAAGCTAAAGATGAAGGTAGAGTTATACCTGTTGCTCCAAATAAAGGTAAACCTGGATATTTTTTAGGTAAAAAACATTCAGATGATACTAAAAATATTATAAAACAAAAAGCATTAGCCAGTCCTCATAGAAGATTAATACGATCAATAAAAGAATATAAATGTAAAGATAATTCTACAGTAATGCTAGATTCCAGTTGGGAAGTTGCATTGGCTAAGAGATTAGACAAATTAAATGTTTCCTGGATAAGACCAAAAACTCCAATGATATGGATCGATAGTAAGGGCCAGTCTAGACATTATTTCCCCGATTTTTATTTACCAGAATATGATTTATATTTAGATCCAAAAAATCCTTTAGCAATTAAAGCTCAAGAAGAAAAAGTAAATTGGTTAATAGTAAACGTAAAAAATTTACGTTTTCTTAAATCGTTAAATGAGTGTAATACATTTACACTTTAAAGTTTGCAGATAACGGTTGGGGTAGGCGCCCTGTAAAGAGCGTTACATACTAGTTTCCCTCGGTGGTTCGAATCCATCGGTCTGCACCCAGTTCATGCGTTCACCTAGTTTAAGTGGTGATTAAATCTGTCCGTGGATCTGTTCAGAGCGCACCAAGTTATGTTTTAGAAACTGCGTTAATAGCGTCAAGGCGGATCGGCTAAACAAATGCCCCGTAAGACTAAAACTTTTTATATGCCCCGGACTGTGTTGCGAGTTGGATTTGAAGCCAAACGCAGACAGGTTTGATTCCTGTTAGGTGCACCAAGTTTTGTGGTAAGGAAAGTAAAAGGAGAATGGGCAAGTCATAGGACGCTATGGACAGATACCTCACCTGCCACAAATTAGTTTTGTAAGTGTCAGCAAGAGAATGTCACGCTATAAAGGTTTCTTCGAAGGACTGATATAGTAGAAGGGGACGGGTTCAACTCCCGGCTGATCGTAAGATCGGTGCAGTATGGTTGCAAACTGGATTAGTATCCCAAGTGATATCCATCGTGTACGAGGTCAGGCTAGGCGGCCGGTAAGTCCTGAATAAATCTACGATAAACGTGACGTAGGCTTACAAATTCATTGTTGGGGGTTAGTGTAGCGGTAACACTACAGACTTTGACTCTGTCATCACTGGTTCGATCCCAGTACCCTCTGCCAAATAACCGAGCATTTGACTCGGATTCAAAAAGATGTTATAATAGTGTTTTAGGAGATAAAGATGAAGCACAAGATAATCGTCAAGCAACGTAACCCCTTCGTTGTTTTGACATTAAAAAGAAAAGCGGGTAGCCATCGTAAGCCATTCAAGGCAATGCGAAAGGCACACAATCAAATTCTAATTGGACCTGAAACTTTAAGGTGAAGTAACGAGCTTTTAACTCGTAAAATCCGGATCGTTACCGGACAGGTCTACCAAGTGCATTCTTTAGTATCGAACTCTTATAAATATTAAAATATTTTAATAAAGGTTCGATATGAAAGATTGTCCAAAATGCGGGTTAAAACATGTCAAAACAGGAACATTCTGTTCTAGAAGTTGTGCCAATAGCAGAGTTTTTTCTGATGATGCTAAACACAAAAAGAGCATAGCCTTAAAGGGAAAACCAAGCACTAGAGTTATATCTGATTTATACAAATGGCGCGCTAACATTAAGCAAGCCTGGTTAGACAAATATAATGCCACGCCGTTCGATGAATTGGGTATGGAAAACAGACGCCGTAGGGTGTTTGAGGAACAGAATTATTGTTGTGTCAAATGCGGTATATCTGAGTGGTTTACTAAACCAATATCATTGGAGTTAGAACACAAGGACGGAAACACCACTAACAATAGTAGAGAAAATTTAGAAGGGCTGTGTCCTAATTGTCATAGTATAACTGATACTTGGCGAGGAAGAAACAAACCATCTAAGAATGGGGTAAATGAAGTCACTGATGAATTTTTACTACAATGCTTAAAAGAATCTAATAATATCAGACAAGGATTGCTTAAAGCAGGTCTTGCGGCAAAAGGTAATAATTACGCAAGGGCTAAGATGTTACTTGGTATTTGATAAGGTTCATAGTTCGATTCTCTGTGCCCCTACCATATAAAAACACACTTTCAATCTGAATTGACAGATACAAACAACCAAGGGGATCCGCTGGGTTCATTCCAGGTGCATCCTGAATTGACAGGAACAAGGTTGTAAGGGGAGCCGAGTGTGTTTCTATATGGTAAGCGGTCCTTAACATCAATTGGATAGATGCTTGGTCTTCGAAACCAAAGGTTGGGGGTTCGAATCCCTCAGGACCGACCAACGGTTATATGGTGCTTGTCGTCAAGCGGTTAAGACCTCGGGTTGTGATTCCGATATACGTGGGTTCGAATCCCATCAAGCACCCCAAATAAATTATGGCTACGTAGCTCATCAGGTAGAGCAACGGATTGAAAATCCGTGTGTGGTTGGTTCGAGTCCGACCGTAGCTACCAGCAATAGGGAAGTGTGGTCGAGTGGTCTATGGCTCCGGTCTTGAAAACCGGCGAACCGAAAGGTTCCGTGAGTTCGAATCTCACCGCTTCCGCCAGACAAGGAGAGTGGGCCGGATGGTAAGGCAGCAGTTTGCTAAACTGTAGATCCGCAAGGGTCAATGGGTTCGATTCCCATACTCTCCGCCAAAAGATATGCCAGCGAGACTGGGTAGTCAGAGAGGTTTTATAAACCTTTTAGCGCCAGATTAGCGTTCTTGATAGGGTTCGAGTCCCTACGCTGGTACCATATATGGTAGTGTAGCATAACGGTAGTGCAACAGCTTCATACGCTGCAAAGTGTAAGTTCGATTCTTACCATTACCACCAAATATTGCGGGCTAGAGAAATGGTTATCTCATCGGTCTCATAAGCCGAAGGTACTTGGTTCGATTCCAAGGCTCCGCAACCAATTAGCCCTTGTAGTTCAACGGATTAGAATACGATGCTACGAACGTCGGGATAGGGGTTCGATTCCCTTCGAGGGTACCACAATGCTTCTATAGTACAGTGGTAGTACACGGCCTTGGTAAGGCTGAGACCTGAGTTCAATCCTCGGTGGAAGCACCATCGTGAGATATAGCAATACGTTCAACTATTCCATAATGATAGTCTTTAAGTATTTCTATTTCGAGTTCGCAAATTTTAATACGACGAGTAAAGTCTTCGTGTTCGCGATCTCTCTGTTCTATTTGATTTTGAACAGACTCAAGTAATATATTCTTTTTATTATGATTTGCATTTATTCTGACAATCACTTTATTTAGATTCTCTTTATATTTGTTGCAAATATTAATATTGTTTGCCATGTCAGATTTTATTGTCAATACTTGATTTCGCATTTCCTGAACCAGGTCTCCTGCTTCGGAATCAAAATTGGGGACAATAGCATTTAGCATTTGATTAATATGTTCAATTGCACTGTTTCTAATTACAAGATTGGATTCAGCGTCTCCTGACATATCATATGCTTTTTTGCGAATAGGGTCAGATAAAATTTCATACGCTTCTTTTATGCGTTTGAATTTTTCTTCGTCTCCTCCCTTGTCGGGATGGTGTATATTAGCTAACGATCTAAATTTGAGTTTTATCTCTTCGTCGGTAGCTTCTATAGAAACTTCTAGTTCAAGGTATGGATCCATGGGAAGATATATATTAAGTTCTATTATTTATTAGGAGTTAACAATGAGCGGAAAAGGATCAGCCCCAAGACCTTTTAGTGTCAGTAATGAAGAATATGCAAATCGTTGGGATGCAATTTTTCAAAGAGACAAAAGAAAAGAAGAAGATGCTAAAATAGAAGATGAGGCATTTAAATTATTAGAAGAACAAAATAAGTGGAGAAAAAACAATACCGGTACAAATAAAAATGAGTACTACGATGTGTTGACCACAGAAGATGCGCTAGACAAATTAGCAAAAATAAATGATGAACTTGGATTATCGTATGAGGATACTTACAATCCATTAGTAAAATAATTATTCCGGTGTAGTATAATGGCAGTGCGATGGTCTCCAAAACCATTAGTGGGGGTTCGATTCCCTCCACCGGAACCAAAAATAATGTAAGATAATGCTTGACAAAGGTGTTAAAATATATTATAATAAGACATGTAACAGACAATGCGGGATTGGTTTAATGGTAAAACGAAACCTTGCCAAGGTTTAGTCACCAGTTCGATTCTGGTATCCCGCTCCAAACGAGGTGTATGATGAAAAAATTAAACATTGCAGAAGTGACTTCGTTTATTGAAGCACAAAGTCCGGAAACCAAAATATACATTGGTGCGGACTCTGAACGCTACAAACGAGGTAATCTTTGGTACGCAGATTATACTCTTGCAGTGGTAGTTCACATCGATGGTTGTCACGGTTGCAAGATTTTTGGCGAAGTACAAACAGAAATTGATTATGACGCAAAGAACAGTAGACCGTCTTTGCGTCTAATGAACGAAGTGTACAAAGTCGCAGAACTATTTCAGAAATTGGTTGATGTAATTGGTGAACGTGAAGTTCAGATTCATCTTGACATTAACCCTAAAGAATGTTATAATAGTTCTATAGTGATTCAGCAAGCGGTTGGTTATATCAAAGGAACCTGTAATGTGGTACCAATGGTAAAACCAAATGCGTTTGCAGCAAGCTATGCCGCAGATAGACTGAAAGAGGTCATGGCAATGGCAGCGTAAAGAGTTGGGGATAGGTGCAGCAATACAAACAAAACTAGAGAGTGGGTGGAGTGGTGATTACTGGAGCTTAATTGCTTTGAAGGTAATCACTGAAGCAAAGCCAACAAGGTGAGTTTCGATTTTCTCACTGTAAACAAAAAGTAGACAACTATCCCGTTGTTTTTAGGTTAAGTTCAGCAATTAAAATTACACGCTTATACTGTAAAAAAATTAACCTGTTGATTGAAAAGGAGTTCATTATGTCAACATTCGTAGAAGCAGTAGCAAATCAAGAAGCACGTACTGTTAACGGTATGAAAGCTCGCAAATCTACAGCAAATGCTGTTGTGGATTTGTTTTATAACATTGGCGCATCTCGCGGCAAGAACATCGTCCCTGCATTTACTGCAGCATTTGTCGAGGATAAAGACTTGGCATTGCGTGTAGCAGCTTGGGCTCGAGATGTTCGAGGCGGCTCAGGTGAACGACAACTATTTCGCGACATTCTAGTTTACCTGGAAAAGACCGACGTAGAAGCAGCTAAAGCATTACTGGCTAAAGTGCCAGAACTTGGTCGTTGGGATGACTTGTTCGTCTTTAAAACTAAAGAAATGAAAGAAGCAGCTTACTCAATGTTAGGCGATGCCCTGCGTGCTAAAAACGGTTTGGCGGCTAAATGGACTCCTCGTCAAGGCCCTATCGCTGTAGAAATTCGTGAGTTCTTCGGAATGTCACCTAAGTTCTATCGTAAGTCCCTTGTAGAAATGACCAAGGTTGTTGAAACTCAAATGTGTGCGAAAGAATGGGATGCCATTAACTTTAGCCATGTTCCTTCTTTGGCAGCTTCTCGTTACAAGAAAGCATTTAATCGTCATACTGAAAAGTATGCAGAATATGTTGCCGCACTTGTTAAAGGTGAAGATCCTGCAGTTAAAGTTAATGCTGCCGCAGTATATCCATACGATGTATTGAAAGGTCGTATCACCACTTTAGGAAGTGGATTTGATAAGACTGAACTTGATTTTATTCAGAAGCAATGGGAGGCTTTGCCTAACTTTGTCGGTGATGCTAATATTCTACCATTGGTAGATGTATCAGGTTCAATGTCCTGCCCTGCAGGTGGTCGTGGTTCTAAATCAGGTGTAACTTGTATGGATGTTGCTGTATCTCTGGGTTTATACCTAGCAGATAAAAACACAGGCAAATTCAAAGATACATTCTTAACTTTTTCCTCTACTCCAGAATTGATTACACTGAAAGGTAATATCAATAAAAAGATTGAGCAAATGGTTAGATCTGATTGGGATATGAGTACTAACCTTAATGCTGCATTCAAGAAGATTCTTGAAGTTGCACTTAGCGCAGGTGTTCCACAATCTGAAATGCCAGAAATGGTTTTGATTCTATCAGACATGCAATTTGACGCTTGCGTTAAACATGATGATTCTGCAATGGAAATGATTGAACGTAAATACCGCAACGCAGGTTACGCTTTACCGAAAGTAATATTTTGGAATTTGAATGCTTCATATGGAAATGCCCCTGTGAAGTTTGACAAATCTGGTACTGCTTTAGTATCTGGTTTTAGCCCAGCAATTGTTAAACCTTTGTTATCATGTGACATCGATAGTTTCTCTCCAGAATCTATCATGATGGAAACTATTATGCAAGACCGTTATACGGTATTGTAAACGGAATGGGGACAAAAGTCCCCATTTTTCTATATAAATAAGTATATTATAAACACAGATATATAGAAAAATGGCTATAAAAACTACAGGCCCACTAGGATTTTCCGAAGTAAATCAAGAAATCTTACAAAGAGAAAAAGGTCAAATATCATTTGATACTACTAGAGTAAGAGGATTGATAGGTGCAGATCAACCCGCATCACCTAAGGCCCAAATTGGCAATCAGGTTAGTTTTTTAGATTTGTACGGAAGATCTCTGAGATCCCCTGTACTTCGAGATATTATATATACCTCTACCAATAATTATACTTCATTGCACCCAAATGCTGAACTTGTAGAATTCTGGATAGTAGGTGGAGGTGGAGCTGGCGGTAGCGCAGGAGCCAATGATCCATACTGGAACTCCGGTGTAGCAGCTGCTGGAGGCGGTGGAGCTGGCGGCACAGGTTATGGTCGTATATCAGGAGCAGCCTTTGCTGCAAATGGGCCCTGGAAAATAACTATAGGGGCAGGCGGTGCCGGAGTTCTTGCGGGAATGAATTCTGCAAGAACTGGCGGTAATGGATCAACCACATCTTTTATAGGTACCACATCTTCATATGTTAATGGTTATGGCTACGGAGGATCTGGAGGATCTGGACAAGAAAATCAAGGCGCGGGCTCAGATAGTGCAATAGGTTATGGTGGCGCTGGAGGAACCGGGGATGGCAGAGGATTTGGTTATTCAGATATAACAGGTGGTTCTGGCGGCACTGCATCTATTTCAGCCAGAGGCTTAAGATGGAATTCTGCAGGCGGAGGTTGTATAAGTATGGATAGAAAACGAGCTAGTTTATATAACGGACAATCTGTTTCTGCAGTATTCACATATGGTGTCGGTGCTAAAGGAGTAAATACTGCAGTACCCGCAAGTCTTTCGTCTTATCGTCCAGGTATTAATACTCTAAATCAATGGCCATCCATTGCTCCTAACTGTTATGGTGGAGATGCAGGTCGTTATTCTCCTCAAGCTGGTAGCCTAGGAGGCGGGGGCGGTGGAGGAGCGGATACGCAAGCGTATGGTGGAAATGGTGGAGCGGGTTTTGTGTATATAATATACACACCGGCGGCAGAAATGTCATTTTATGATAATGCACAAGGAGGCCCATATTCAAAGCCAGCTTATTAATAGGATAAGTTATTGCTGTATGAAGCAAAGAGAAAAGTGTTCTGGACGGGGGTGCGAATCCCCCCAGGTCCACCAAAAGGAATTTGATGGCAATAAGTTGTCCATACTTAGATGAAAATGAACTTTGTAGTATATACGAAGTTCGACCTAGTTGTTGTAGAAACTTTCCTAATAGAAATTCTGGAATGTTTTGTTCTGACACTATATGTGTTTATGATAGCTTAGGTAATTTAGACTGTAAGAATTGTAAGGACAAATGTTGTAAACATTTAGAAATGGAAATATTTGACATCAAGTTGTTAGACATTTCCTGTACTAAATGTAAAGAGGTGTATTGTAAAAGTTAAATTCTTTCTGACGGGCCTGCATAGTTTCGACAGGGCAAAGAGTAACAGAGTGGACAGCACGGTAATGTGAAAACCGTAGGATTGAGGTAACTTTAGTCGCTATACCCATAGTGTAGAAAGACGAAGCTCGGTCGCAGAAGCAAAAAACGTAAATGCAAACGACGAACAGTTTCTAATGGTAGCTTGATTGCTATCTGAGTTTTGCTAGTTGAACTTGGAAACAGAATCAACTAGCTAATAATTCCAAGTTCTGGAACCATCTGGTCTAGTAACCATTTTTCTTCCAGTAACTTTTGCCGATAATTTAGATGCGCCTTTGCGAGCATTTTGCGCAGCATTCGGATTTGGTTTACCTTTGTTCCATGCAGTTTTGCCCTTTTTAGCATCACTTAATTTTTGGCGTTGTTCTAAAGACATAGGTATGCCTTTATTTACAGGAATATTTCCTTTAGGTGCACCACATTTTAAATTATAATATTTTTTACCGAATTCATGATCTTTTATCATTTTTATTAATCGATATTCTTCAAGTTTTAAATCCTTTACGTTCAATACTTTTAAGATCCTTCTTTTAAAATCGTTTGGTCGAAATTTTATTTCATGAGTTAACCAATTAGAAGATGAAATATAACCATCATCTTTTAAACCGGTGTGCGATCCTATATAGTACATATTTCTTATTTTATCTCTCCATATATAAATAAAACCAGTAGACATATTGTTCCTTTCATTATATAATATATATGTCAAACGTAATTTTAAGCATTAGCAGCCTAAACACTGCTTAGGGTTTCGGTAGCTTTCCTCGTAACAGAATAAGCTACCAATTTAAATTTAAATTAACAGGAGTTTTTGATTGAAAAATACAATTAAGTTTTTGACAGTAGCTATGCTATTGAGTGCTGGTGCAGTTTTTGCCCAGGGTTATTCATCTATTGAATATTCAGACGAGCACAATCGTGCAACAAACGCAGATAATATTAAAGGCGCTTTGGTTGCTGGTATAAAAGACGGCGCTAGAGATTATAGCATCAAGCTAGAAACAGGCCAAGCAAAATTGGGCAATGGTTCAATTACCGATGGCGCAGAAGTTCGAGTAAGACAATCTTTCGGCACATTCTATGTAGGCGGTCGCTTAGGTGAACGAATTACTAGCTCAAAACATTTTAGCCATTATGCTCTAGATGTTGGTACTAAAATTCCACTTAGCAATGGTTTTACTGGTGATATCGGTGGTAGATATCGTAATGCTTTTGAAACATCTAATAACTATGAAACTACTCGCGGTCATGTAGCAGTAAGTTACGCTGTTACTAAGAAAGATTCTGTTGCAGTTCGTTGGAGCCGCACATGGAAAGATGAAGAAAAAGATGCATGGCGTCTACAATATTCACGCAGCTTCTAATTTAATGCGGGTGTCGTAAAATGGTATTACCTTAGCCTTCCAAGCTAAAGTCGTGGGTTCGATTCCCATCGCCCGCTCCAAATATTCCAGACCTGTAAATGGCTTTGCCTTCTGGATCCGCTGACACGAAAACAGGATGGGCTGTGCTCACGGGGTTTGATTGGTTTCCTGACACAAAAATAACCAATCTTTACAAGTGCCCTGTCGGTTGACAGGGTTTCTTTTTGGTGTTATAATATGGACATGAAACAAAATAAATTATATGTACTAGTCGGAGTTCCAGGTTCAGGTAAATCTACCTGGGTCAAAGAGCAAGACTGGGCAAAAGATTGTGCTCATATTTCTACAGATCAATACGTAGAAGAATGGGCGGCGTCGGTTGGTAAAACATATTCTGAAGTGTTCGAAGAATATATGCCAATAGCAGTATCAAGAATGGCAGGTGCAGTTAATGATGCTAAAAGTATTGGCAAGGATATAATCTGGGATCAGACCTCTACAACCGTAGCAAGTCGTAAGCGTAAGTTTAATATGCTTCCTAATTATTATGCAATTGCCGTAGTATTTGAAACACCGTCAAGGATTGAACTGAGACGCAGATTAGATAGTCGTCCAGGTAAAGAAATACCCTGGGTTATAATAGAAGGAATGTTGGCAAGTTTTGAGATGCCAACCGAAGAAGAAGGTTTTAAGGAAATTTGGAGAGTTTAAATGCCATCAGTTTTTCTAGTTAGCGATACTCATTTTGGTCATGCAGGCGTGTGCCGATTCATGCGTAATGACGGCGTTACTAAACTTCGTCCATGGGATAATCCAGACGAAATGGATGAGGAAATGGTTCGCCGTTGGAATGAAACTGTTAGACCAAATGACAAAGTCTATCACCTTGGCGATGTGGTCATTAACCGCAAAGCGCTAAAGACATTGTGGCGTTTGAACGGTGATAAAGTTCTAATCAGAGGTAACCACGATATTTTTAGAGACGATGAATACAGGCAGTTCTTCCGAGAGCTTCGTGCATATCATGTAATGGACGGAATGATCCTTAGTCATATTCCTATTCACCCAGAAAGCCTAAGTCGTTTTGGAACAAACATTCATGGACATCTTCATGCCAATCGAGTAATGTCGGAGGTATGGGGTAAATATGAAATTGATAATAGATATCATTGTGTTTGCGTAGAACAAACTGATTTTAGGCCTATTCTTTTTGAGGATGTTATTAAACGAATCAAAGAAGAAGGTGGCACAGTCGGCTTCAAGAATGGAAACGGTACGCAGTGCGCAGACTAGAAAATGAATCGTATGGTTCTTGGGTAGAGCGTGTTCGTTTATTTGAACATGGACACGCTTTACAACGTATTGCAAATGGTGAAGATGTGGAAGTAATCGTTGAAGAAATGAGTGTTCGTATGATGGACAAACTTATGCATCCACTATATAAAGTTATACGAGATACGCCTAAGTCTAGTTTTGACCTTGAAGAATCTAAACGTAATTACTACGAACATTATTTGAAAACAAATAGTGCCAAGTCAGATCATGTTTTGAATGACTATAAAATCTGCCGCCCGCAAGGGCTTACGGGTTCGAGTCCCGTCTCTGGTACCAATTTTTTATTAGGAGTAAAGATGAGTATTACAGTAAAAAATCTTGAAAACGCTTTGGCCGGTGAGAGTCAAGCGCATATCAAGTATCGTTATTTCGCAAAGATCGCACGTGCAGAAGGCCATGAGGAAATTGCACAGCATTTTGAACATACAGCAGATCAAGAATTGCTTCATGCCTGGGGTCATTTAGAATTGCTAATCGGCAAGCCTTCAACTAAAGAATGTTTGGAAAAAGCAATCGAAGGTGAGACATATGAATTTACACAAATGTATCCTTCAATGAAAGCAGAAGCTGAGTTGGAAGGCAATCAAGAAGCAATTCGTGAAGCAGTACATCAAATTGCAGAATCACAAACTCATGCTGAAGAATTCCGCGCAGTTCTTGCTAAAGCAGAAAAGCGTTTTGCTGCTTTGACAAAGATTGAAAAACGACACGCAGAAGCTTATCAACAAGTATTGGAGACATTATAATGAGTGAAACATATGTATGCGTAGTTTGTGGTCATGTTCACGATGAAGAATTAGAAGGTACATGGAATGAACTTCCAGAAGATTTTCTTTGCCCCGAATGTGGTTGCGGTAAAGAAGATTACGAAGCAATTTAATTAATACGCGCTTGTAGCTCAGTTGGTTAGAGCAGGGGACTCATAATCCCTTGGTCGCGGGTTCGAGTCCCTCCGAGCGCACCAAATAAGGTATATCATGAAAGATCTAGATCGAGGACGTTACACCTCTGAAGATGCAGTACTAAAAATCGGCAATCGTTATGATTTGGTTTTAGTTGCAACAGCAAGAGCCCGTGAAATCAAACGAGAGAAACATGGCTCAGCTCGTAGCAGCATTTTAACTGCACTTGAAGAAATCGAAGATGGTAAGGTTGGTGTTGAATATCTAAAGCATTATGCCAAAGGATATCGACAAAGCAGACATCACAGAAACGGTTAACTTGACCCTTGACAAGATTGTAATTTTATATTATAATAGTGTTATAGTAATGAAAGATCGCCGTTACTGTAATTTTTCCTTGTTGTGCGATTATATTTTAATGGAGTTATACATGTTGAAAGAACGTGTTTTGAAAGTACTTGAGTCCGGTCGTCAATTTACGCCAGCTCAATTGGCAGGTCTCACAGGTAGTTCGGAGGACAGCATTCGTCCCCGTATCAGCGAACTTCGTTCCGAAGGTTACGCTGTTTATACCAATTCTACAAAGAATGGTAAGACTGCTTATCGTCTAGGCACACCAAGCCGCAAAATGGTAGCCGCTGCATACGCAATGTTGGGCGGAGAAGCATTTAGCCGCGCTTAATGCAATTCACACGAGCACAACCCCACCATTTATCGCAATGATAGAAAAGTGCTTCCGTAAGGCGTAAACGGAATCTTTTATAATTTGACTTTGATACATCATGACCTACAATTTTGAAGACTCAGCTGTTCGTAAGGAAGCCAAGCGTTTGCATTTAATTCGAAGGATTGATGCAAGACCTCTAACTGAAAGTGAAGAGGCAATGGCTACTGCTTTTGGTAAATGGGATTATCAAAATAAAAAGCAGAACCTAACTCCTGCACAAAAAGAAGCAATTCGTAAAAAAGTGCGAGAAGTAGCAAGGGCAAAGAAAGCATTACCTGAAAATTTTGGTAAGCTTGAATATAATGCTCTTAAGAACCGTGTTAAAGCAAAAGCCAAAGACGGTCGAGTAATGGGTTTTAATCTTACCCCAGAATACATTCAAAAGGTATTTGATGAATGCCTCGGTAAATGTAAACTGACAGGTTTAGATTTCAGTATGGAACTTGGTACGAAAAAGAAACGTAATCCGTTTCGTCCCAGCGTAGATCGTATCAGTTCAAGTAAGGGTTATGTCAAAGGCAATATTCAGATTGTCCTGGCGATTGTGAACACCATGAAAATGGATTATACCGATGATATTTTGCATCCGGTAATTAAAGCCTGGGCATCGAAAATTTAATAGTTCTCCTCAGAACTTTTTAGGGCGGCTTCGGTCGCCCTTTTTTTGCCTTAGATTAGCCTAATATCTGTAGGTATAAATATTATATAATTTAAACAGATGGACCAATGACAATGCTATCAAACTTCAGATCATTTCTAATAGAGACGTACATTACTGAAGCAGCTGCTAGTAGCGCTGAAAGTGCGGATGATAAGGGTAAGTTACATGAATTGCTATTAGCAAAGTACTTACACCCAGATAAACAATTACCAGAACACCACAGAGCCGTTTCTGAAATTGAAGGTCACTCTGGAACACCCCAGCAAGTACACGATAAATTGCAAAAGAAAATAACACCTGAAGCATATCAAGAAATAGATAAAGCGGCTCAGGGTACTGCTAAAGAACTTTTATCACATCTGAAAAAAGAAGGACATATACAAAAGGATAAATCCGACATTGGAGATGTTCACTGGACTTCAAATAGAGATACTGCAACATCTAAAGGTGATCACGAAAAAACCACAGGTGTTAAAGATCCGAACTCAAATGCAGATTTGATTCTTACCATGAAAAATAAAAAAGGTGAGACTGTAGGATACCATGGCGTGTCTGCAAAATTTGGAACAAACAAGGAACCTAATTACAGTAATCCAGGCATGGGAAGTTTGGAAAAAATGTCTGGTCTTGAATCAGGAACAATTAGTGGCATTATGGCCAACCATCATAAGGCGATGGAAAATATAGGTTACACTGGTACTGTTGATGACCGTCATGCTAAATATAAAGCAGACACTATGGGCATAGACAAAGTTAAAGGTGAGAAAACTCGCTTTGATACTTTATTAAAGACCGGTAGAAAATTATCTAGAAAAGAAACTTTACTACACGATAATCTTAAAAAATTCTCTGATGCATATGATGGGTCAAAAGACAAAGAAGGCTTCTTGGCTCAAGCTCAACATCGAGCATCATTGGCAGAAGAATCTGGTAGAATTGCCAGAGGGTTAGCTGCAAATAAAGTGGCCGAGAGTATGTCTAAGAAGTCGGATAAAGAATTAAGAGATATTGTAACAAAGCAAATTTCTCCTCCTACAGTTATTCCTCATACTGTTGCTCACAGTCACATGCAAGAAACCGGTTCTTCTGTGCCCATTATACATAATGCAGACGACTTGGCAAAAAATCACCTAGATAATTTTGAAGGCTTGCACGTAATACCTAAGTCTGGTTCTGCGGTCACTATCAAAGGTTATCATAAAGATACTAAGAAGCTAACGAACGTTGCTACATTTGGATTGAAGAGTCAATCAGGTCCGCACAAAAATGTTAACGCAACACTACAATTAAAATAAAATGATTAACTTTTTAAACTACTTAACCGAAGCCGAAGAAAAGAGCAAGGCAATTAAACACCTAACACACTTAGGTGGCGAAGCTCAATTCGTTAGTGCGGATGAAACAAATAAAGATTTAAGACGCTTAGAAGATCTACATAAACATTTAAGCGGTGAAAAATCTGGAGTACATAGTATAGGTGTTAAGGCAGATGGTTCACCTTCATTTGAAATGGGACACGTGAAGAATCCTGCTACAGGTGAAAAAGAATTTGGCGTGGCTTATAAAGGTGCAGCAAAAGGATTTGCATTTACTCCAGAACAAGTAAAAGAGAAATTTGGACACTCTGAAGGTTTGGCATCTAAGATGGGTCAGCTTTTAGACCACGGTAAAAAAGTCATGTCACCTTTACACGGTGTTGTACAGGGTGACTTTATGGGAAGTCAAAAAGATAAGACCATTAAGACTGAAGGCAATAAGATATCGCATAAAGAAAATTTAATTAAATATAGTTATCCTAAAGATTCAGACGAAGGTAAAGCTTTAAAGAATTCCAAGATTAGCGTATCATTACATACAAGAATAGATAAAGAGCAACCCGAATATAATATAGACACATCTAAATTTTACCATAGCGATGATGTACACATATTCAATAATAAATTAAAGCAAAGTGGGGCTAATTATTCAGAAGAAGATAAAAACGAATTTAATAAAAATTTCAGCAAAGCAAAAGAACATCTAAGTACAATTACAGATCACAATACTTTAATCAACGGTCACACGGAACACTTACAGACATATATAAACAAAACAGTAAGAGAAGGTAATGGCCCCACTACTTCAGGTTATAAATCTCATTTAAAAACTCGTCTACAAAAAGAAGTAGACAAAGTATCAAGACCAGAAAACAAATTAAGAAAAGCGATTGCTATGAAGAATGCAGTCGACCATGTAGAGAATAATAAAATAGATTTCAATCATTTATTTGCAGCACATAAACATCTCGATAAAGCTAAAAATGTTTTATTGACAACTCTAGAAAATAACGAACACAATCAAGAACATACTATTAACGGCAAAGAAACTAAGCCCGAAGGATTTGTTGTTGGTTATAAAGACGGTTCTGTTTCTAAAGTAGTAAACAGAAGTAAAGAAGGTTTTTCAGGACAGAACTTAAACAAATGAAAACTTACAATCAATTCATTGCCGAAATTAAAAAAGATATAGCAGAAGAATTTTTCGATAAAATTGAAGAAACAATTGAACAAATTGCAAAGAACAATAATATTGACTCTGAACTAATTTGGGAAGATCTTGAATCTATATCAGATGAAGAATTATTAGAAGTCGCAGCTTGGCAACGTAAAGAAGGAAAGAATCCTTCAGGCGGATTAAATGCCAAAGGCGTTGCGTCTTATCGTAGAGAAAACCCTGGTTCTAAATTACAGACTGCAGTAACGACTAAGCCATCTAAATTAAAGCCGGGAAGTAAAGCAGCTAATCGTCGTAAATCTTTTTGTGCTCGTATGGGCGGAATGAAGAAACGATTAACATCTGCTAAGACCGCTAATGATCCTGATTCAAGAATCAATAAAGCTCTGCGTAAGTGGAATTGTTAAGACCTGTATCAACCGGGGTACATAGACAATGATAACATCGAGTCAATAGAAAGTCAATGAAAAATATAAAAGAAAAAGAGCTTTTGATCAACTTTGCCCGTTCTATGGGACAAGAGGTTGATGCCGATTTGATTGAAGAAGTTGAAGTATATAATATAATCAAAAGCGATGTTCATAAATCGATTAAAGAAAATATCTTTAAGGATTTGGCAAAAGCTTTAAAAGACGATAATGCTAAGCCAAAAGTAGAGCCAATACAATATCCACTGCCACCTAGTTTGGATGATCTTTTAACTGTATTAAATGAAGGTATAGAAAAGGAGAATAATAATGAGTTGGTTCAAGAGAAAACCGAGACTGAAAGAGCCTCAGAAAACCCCACCCCATCATTCGAGTCCGACAACAGAAAAATTATTGAAGGAAACGAAACGCCGAGTAATCCCACAAGAGATAGTGGACCACAACCCGGTACACAAACACTCGCAGATCTAGCTGCAAAATTTATTAGCGAAGCCCCTAAAGATAGTTTTCAACAACCCGATCCTTTAATAGTATCTGATAATTTAGATGCTATCAGAGGTAAGCTAAAATTCTTAGAACAATGGGTCAGTAAAATATCCTCAGCCGGTGCAGGCTCAGGTGAAGTAAATTTCAGATGGTTGGATGATGTAGACAGAGCCTCAATAGGAAACACCGAACCTGTTTTAAGATATAATCCAGTATCTAAGAAATTCTTTTTTGGCACTCTTGTAGGTGATCAAGGTCCTATTAGGTCAATGACATATGATACCAGAGGGTATGCAAATATAACACCGACTGCTGGTACTACATCATGGAATTCTGAAAAAGATTGTTTAGATATCTATCAAGCAGATGGTTCAATTCTACAAACAGGCTTAGAAAATTACTTATTAGTTTGGAATAATTCTGCCAATACTTTACCAAATGGAACGTTTGTTTCTCTTAATACGATAACTTCTACATACAATGAAATTCCTGCATGTCAGCCATATCTAGCAAATGCAGGATCATTTCCATATTTTACATTAGGATTATTGACAAATGATGTTGCATCAAATACTGTAGGAAGAGCTACATTATTAGGAGAAGTACATAACTTAAATACGACAGGCAATCTATATGGAGAAACTTGGACATTGGGTGATGTCTTATGGGCAAATCCTGCAATTGCTGGCGGTTTAACAAATGTAAGACCCACCGCCCCCAATGTTGCTGTTACCGTAGGTAAAGTTGTTACACGAGATGCAACCGATGGTCTGATATTAGTTAGACCAATTGTTTTACCCCATTTTTATTATGGTACATTTATATCTACTGTTGACCAAAGAGCAGCAAATGTAAATTATCCGCATGCTATACAGTATGATTTTACTGCACCTAGCGGACCTGTTGAGGGACAAAGCGGATTTCATCTTGCAAGTAATAGTCGAATAGTATCAGAGGTTACAGGATTATTTAATTACCAATTCTCTGTGCAGTTATCTTCAGGAAACGCTAATGCAAAGAATATTTGGATTTGGCCAAGAATAAATGGTGTAGATGTGACAAATTCGGCAACCAGATTAACGGTAACGGGTAACGGAGATTATGCTGTTGCAGCATGGAATTTTATATTCAGTATGATTCCTGGGAAATATTTTGAATTAATGTTTGCTGTGGATGACACATCGTTAATTATTGACAGCCCTCCGGCTACATCATTTTGCCCTGCAATTCCTTCAATGATTTTAACAGTAACGCAGGTTAACTCATAACCAAACAATCAAAACATATAAATAAGTAGATACAACTAAATTCTAATAGATTTCATGAACTTTAAAGACTATATCAAAGAAGCAACCGAGAAAGACACCGCTGTCATGGCGTTTGGTCGTTTCAATCCACCCACGGTTGGCCATGAGAAATTGATTCAAAAAGTGAGGTCTGTTGCAGATCAGCACAATGCAAAGGGCCATGTATTTGCATCTCACACTGAATTAAAAGAAAAAGATCCCCTACCACAAAAAGCAAAAATTGGTTATTTAAATCAAATTGCCCACGGTAATGAAATCCATGGCTCCTCATCTGCAGAGCCCACATTCCTACACGCTGCAGCAAAATTGCATTCTATGGGTCATAAGCATTTAGTTATGATTGCTGGGTCTGATAGAATTAAAGAATATAAAGATAAATTAGAAAAATATAATGATGGTAAAGATTACCCTCATGGTAAATACAAGTTTAAAAGCATCAAGGTTGTTTCATCTGGCGAAAGAGATCCTGATGCCGAAGGCGTAGAAGGAATGTCTGGCACAAAGATGCGAGACCTCGCCAGAAATAATAAACATAAACAATTTGAAAGTGGTTTGCCTGAAGCATTAAAAGATAATGCAAAAGAAATAGGCGACCATGTTAGAGCAATTAAGCCTAAGGCAGTTAAAGAAGATTACGAAAATCCACATCGCTTTGATGATGCTACGCCCGAAGGCACTGCATATATGCAAAAGATGACACCAGGACAAAAGATAGAATGTACTACAGGTGTCTGGAGCGAAAAGCTTGGAGCTTGTGTTTCTGTTAGAGAAGCATATATGCAAAACGAAATCTTCAAAATCAACGACATTGTAGAAGCAACTAACGGCGATAGAGGTCCTATCGTATTTAGAGGCGCTTCATACGTCACATTAAAATTGAATGAAAATAAAACAGTAAAGCACTGGCTCAAAGACATTCAAGAAACAAATAAAGTATGGCCTGTAGTAGAACCTGTTCCCACTAAGAAAACAAACGAACAGAAAATTCCTGCATTGTTTATGTCGAAAGAACAATTAGAAGAAATGACCAACAGTAAAATGGAATTAGAATATCAAGGTTATCAGACACAGAATTTACATATGTGTCCCGGTGCCTCAATCCAATTACACGCTTTAGTAAAAAGAACAGATTTAAATCCCACATATATACTACAGGCAGTTCAAGCATCTGATCAATATTTAGGTATTGAAGAAGAGGCAATGAAACAAGGTTTTGCTGACGATAGAATGGTTCATGATTTCAACATGAAACTTGCTATTGCTCATGACACACTGAATATGTTAGGATATCCCGATTCAGAATTAACATATATGACAAATCACATTAGAGAAATGAGTAGATTGTCAATGCACAAAGATGGTACTTTTGCAAATGAAATAAGTTCTACAATTCCAACATTTGATAGAGGTGATGTAGAAGAAGGTTTTAATTCTGCAGATTATAGAGTAATAGTTGGTAAAGATGGAAAAGAATATAAAGTTAGAGCCAGTCGTATTATTACAGATAAAGATGGCGGTGGTATACCAGATGGCGGTAAACAAGTTAAGGAGACTATAACAATGTCCAAACTAAGAAGTAAGATGGCAGAAGCTACAAATAATGTATCGACTCCTCAATACATAAACAAAGGTAGCTATGATCCAATGGATCCTCCTACTGCTCACAGAGATGTAAATCTAAGTCCAGATAAAGAAGTTTATCACGGCATAGATCATACCATCGATTTAACAAATTTTGAGGGTAAACCTCTTGGTTTAGTTTCATTCAAGTCATTCATGGCTACTCCTGAAACTGCAAAAATTGAACAAGAAAAAGGCCAAGCCATGCAAGACGTTCATAGAGCAAAAGCAGAATTGGCAATACACTCTTCAGCTTACAAATTAATGAAAAAAGCCAATCAACAGGACAATTAATATGAATGAAGAGTTAATTAACTCATTGCAAAAGGTTTTAGCTGATACATTTGCAATGTATTATAAAGCGCATGCTTCGCATTGGAATGTAGAGGGACCTAATTTTCCACAGTATCATGATTTCTTTTCAGACATTTATAATGAACTATGGACATCTGTAGATGAAATTGCTGAAAAGATCAGACAACTCGGAGGATATACTCCATCGTCATTAGCAGAACTAATGTCCAATTCTATGGTATCTGAAAATGGCGGTACAATGAGTGCAGAAGAATATATTTCTAAGTTGTTAGATGCTAACAATTTGGTGTTAGCTTCATTACTAATGTCATATAAAGAAGCAGAAGCTGCTACAGAAATTGGTGTTTCTAATTTTATTCAGGATAGAGTTATGGCACATCAAAAACATGGTTGGATGTTAAAGGCAACACTAAAATGATAAACTTTAAAGACTTTATCGAAGAAGAAATAACAGAACAAGAAATCGATGAATTGATTGAAAGTCTTGAATGGGAAGATATCATTGAATTATACGACACAGAAGATCTAATTTTAGATGAGGATATTTCATCTACTCAAAGAATTAAGATGGGTCAAAAGATGAAATCTAGAAAAGCTCTATTAGCTTTAGCTAGATCGGTTAAATTGAAAAGAGCAGCTGCAATGAATGTTTTGACCAGACGGTCCAAGACTGCTGCAAGAAAAATGATAATGAGAAAGATGTTAAAGGGCAGAGATAAGGGCGAATTATCTGCAGCTGAAAAAAATTCAATTGAAGCTCGTACATCTAGAGTATTATCTATGATGAAAAATTTACCTCAGAAATTATTACCGAAAATTCGAGAGATAGAAAAGAAAAGATTGCAAGGCAAGGATAATAAATGAAATCATTTAAACAACTAAGAGAAAGCGAATTAGCTAAACAAGTATTGGCTTCCGCTAAGAAAGTTTCTCCAACTGCTCATATTGATACAAGAAGTCCTGCAGAACGTAAAGCGGATACGGATAAGATGTTAGCAGCCCGTGCTGCAGCTAAACCTAAAGTTACTAATCAGCCAAGCAAACCTTCGACCCCTGAGCAACAAATGAAGAATCAGAATGCTTCTATAGCTGCATCATATGCAAAACACAAGCCTGGTCAGTATGTAGGTGATAGTGTAGAACTTGACGGTGAAAGCATAAATGAAGATCATTATGAAAGAGCAGAAGATTCTAAAACCTTAGCAAATAAAGCCAAGAATGAAGGCGACGAAATAGGCTTTAATTCTCACATGGCAGATCATCATGACCATCTTTCACAATGGCATGAAGAAAAAGGTAGAGCTAGCGCAGCACAATCTCACGCAGATAAATCTGAGATGTATGCCAGCAAAATGACACAAGTTGCAAAAGGTGTGATGGAAGGCTCAGGACCTAAAGAAAAACAAAAGACTCCATATAGAGATATTAACAGTCCCGAATACAGAGCAGCAGTTGACAAGCAAAAACAAAGAATGGCCAAGGACAAGGCAACAGAACCAGGTAAGAAGATGTTGGCTAAGCAAGGTGTGGTGGAGGCTTCATCTGCAGGCGCAAGAATGCAAAAGGCTTTGCAAAAAGCCAAAGAAGATAGAGAACGCTCTGAAAGAAATGCAGAACGTCTATTGAACCCTGTTAAGAAACCTGTTCAACCTGAACCAGTTAAAGAAGAAAATCTTGAAGAAGGTTCTTTCAAATACCATATGGATAAAGCTATTGCTGCTCATGAAAAAGGCGACGATAAAAAGAAAGCATATCATTTAGAAAATGCTAGAACTGCCAAGTTCGCCATGAAGACCGCAGACTATGCCAAGAATCGTGAACTGCTGGACAAGCATAAACAAATGAGCGAGGAAGTTGTTGCGGAAGCTGCCCAAGGACACACCATTGAAGCCCAAGGCATTCGTGGAATGAAAGCTACTCCTTGGAGAAAGACTTTCAAGAACCATGAACATCTAGAAAAGTGGGCAGACGCCAACGATAGCGTCGAAGTTCATGGTACCCGCGATTTAGAAAAAGCTAAAAAAGCAGTTGACGAAGAAATTGTCTCTGAAGAAAAACCTGGTTTATATGCAAACATACATGCTAAAAGAAAACGTATTGCTGCAGGTAGCGGCGAACGTATGAGAAAGCCTGGTAGCAAAGGCGCACCCACAGCAAAGTCTTTTAGAGATGCACAAAAAACAGTTAAAGAAAATATTGATGATGGTGTGAATGAGGGCATTGCTCGTTTAATTTCTAAATCAATTAAAAATGTGACAGCGACCAAAAAGACCCCTCAAGAAAAAGCAGACATCCGTCTCAATAACCTTAATAAATAAAATAAAGAATCAAAGGAACAACCATGAAATTACCAGAACCAACAAACCATAGAATTTCTAATAGCCTTTTCGATGCTATTAATAAAGTAAGAACAGGCGAAGTTCAGCAACTATCCGAAGCAGAAAATGCAGGCACAGCCGTGGACAAAGCACATTATTGCGCTACTCATGTAGAACATGCATTGCTTGGCCAAGGTGTTTGCATTTCAGAACAACACGCAGAACCAGATGAGAATGGTAACATTGAATGGTATTCTGTACAATTCCCATCTGGAATACAACGTATCAATACAAGCAATTTAAAAATTGTAGAGGGCAAATCTCATACTCACGGTAAAAAGATGGCCGAAGAAGAAGAAGTTAAAGCAGATACTGTAGAAGAAGCTTTAGTTGGCAATCAACATAAAATTGACGCTAATAAAAATAATAGAATTGATGCTCATGATTTTAAATTGCTTCGTGCGAAAAAATCAGTAAAGAAAGAAGTTAAAGAAGATGTTGTAGATGAAGCATCTAAAGGTAACGCTTTCGATTGGAAGGGTAAGCCCAGCGCTATTACTGCAGATCTAAAAAGCAAATTTACCAAGAAGAAAATTTCTACAGGTACAATGTATTCTAGAAAAACTGAAAAAGAAACTAATGCCGCTAATAAAAAGAATGCTATGAAAGAAGGCATTTCTCAAACAATTATTAGTCATGGTGACTTCACACTAGAAGTTGTAGACAATCCTACATACGGCGATTATTTAAACGCCCTACAATCCATGATAAATACTAATGAAGAAGCTGTTCAACAAGAAATTATTTCTATTGCACAAGAAGCTTACAACGAAAAAATTGAAAGCATCATTATTGAATCTCGCGCAAGAGCAAGCTTCAAGACAAAATTGAATGAGCTTCGCAATTCTGGTGCAAAAGTATTGGACGAAAATTACATCGTTGAATCAGGCGAACCATATGTAGAATATGTTGTAGAACAAAATGGTGTTCGTACACAATATGTTCACAGTGGTACTGTTAAAAAAGTATAATTATAAAGACAGTTCAAGGTCTATAGCTTGTTCAAACGACATTTAAGGAGACAATATGTCACAATGGGGTAAATTAGATAGAGTAAACTTACCGGGAACAGCAACGGTTGCGCAAAATTTTGCAAACGTCGTTTTCTCGCAATCGCAAACCGCTAACGTGGCAATTGGCTATGCCTTAGTTATTGCTAACGTAGAATATATAATTGCTAATATTGTTAGTGCAACAGAAGTAACATTGGATGTTAATTATGAGGCATCTAGTGGTGCATCAGATGGTGTGGCAGTACAACAATCACCTAAGACTTTAAGAACTTATGGTTGGGGCGCAAACCTATTGTTAGGCGCAAACACTGTTAATACAAGAAATGTATTTGGTATAGATGCTAGAGAAGCGAATGTTATATCCAATAAAAACAGAGGATTTAACTCACCTGGTTGGGTTCATTATCAAACATGGACAAATTCACAAGGTGCAACACGTTATAGAACAGAAACATTGGTAGCAATGTCTAAGAACTTTAACAGAGCTAATGTTGACTTTAACATTGGTGCCGATGCAAATGAAGATGCAACAGTTCAAGATAACGATATCTTGATTACAAGACAGCCTTCAATCAATGGCCGTACAGCAAATGCACAGTTTACTGGCGCAAGTTATAGCTTCGATGCAGTTGGTACAAACGGTATGACTGTCAATACTTCTTGGCAAAAATCTCCAAACTTGGTTGTTTGGACAGACGTTATCAACACTCCATACGCAGGCGCAGTTGGCTTCAGCGGCAATACTACAGCGAACTTGGTTGTATCTAACGTATACTTAGGCATTAACACTGTAAATATCTACATCAGAGCTGCTCTATCAGGCAACGCTGCTGCAACAGTATTTACTACACCTATCCAAGTATTGGCTAACGGTACACAATAATTTAACTAGACTAGAAAATACAGAATGGCCGATTTAAAGTTATCTGATTTAGCCGCGGCTACTAATATTAGCGACGATACGTTCTTTTACGCTATCCAAGGTAATATTAGTCGCAAGCTATCATCTAATGTTCTTGCACAGAATTTAGTTGATCCTATCTTAAAGAATAGAATTATTCTTGACGGGGTTCAACTAATTTCTGGTACTGATACTAATCAAACAATTAGTCTTACTCAATCGAGAACAGAATTTAATGTCGGTCCTTTTGCTGTACAGCCTACATTACCAAATGGTAATAGAGATGGTCTAATAAAAATTATCACCCTTGCTAATGTACAGGGTGGTTCTTTATATCTATCAACGGACAGGTCAAACATTTATCCTAACACTTGGGTCTCTATGGAGAGAGCTGGTGATAGTATAATGTTGATGTATAGTAGCAATACTTATTCCAATGGTTGGGTAATTTTAGGCATTTCTCCGGGTGTAAGAACTAGTGTTCTATTAGACGAAGCTAATATTTCTGATTCTAGAATCAGACGAGCAATCAGTGCAAAAGATAGCACCATTAACTATGATGAAGCGAATGGTACTATTCAAGTTGGCAATATTTCAAATTTATTAGCAAGAATAAGTTTGGCCAATGTTACCACTGATGATTTAAGAGAAGGCAATGTAAATCTTTACTTTACAAATGGTAGAGCAATTATTGCATTGACCCCAGACTTAAACCAAATTAGAAAACGAAATGCTAATATAATTTATGTTTCTACAAATGGTGATGATAGATTAGATGGATTTACAATGGCAAATGCTGTTGCAAATATTCACGTCGCATTGAGTAGAATTAGTGAAAAATGGACAGTTAAAGTATTTCCTGGCAGATATACACTGCATAATAATCCAGTTACTATTCCAAAGAGATCTTCTTTAGTTGGTCACGATCTGAGAACATGTGACATATATCCGGAAAACGAAACCGCAGATATGTTCTATATGAACACAGGAGCATATGTAACCGGATTCACATTCAGAGGACACAGAGCAGCTAATCCAAATGATGTTAGAAATGCATCAGCTGTATTCTCATATAACCCAGATGGTTCTGCCGGTAATATTACAACCAGCCCATACATTCAGAATTGCTCGTCAATTACAACAACTGGTACAGGTGTCAGAGTTGATGGTAGTCTAGTAGGCGGATTAAAATCTATGGTATTGGATGCGTTTACGCAATTCAATGAAGGTGGTATAGGTGTTTACTTATTGAACCAAGGCTATATGCAATTGGTTTCACTGTTTACTATTTGTTGCGAATATGCAGTACTTGCAGAACAAGGCGGTTTTGCATCAATTACAAATTCTAATTCCTCATTCGGTAAATATGGTTTAGTTGCAGATGGTGTAAGTCCTAAACTATATGGTGGTAGAGTACTTAGCCAATTGTCAAGTAGATCTGTTCAAATGGAAACGCCAAAGCCTCCAAATTTGAATGACAGATTATTGATGGCAAATTATAATCAAGAAAAATGTTTTAGAGACACAGGACTAATTGTTGACTCTTTGGCATTTGACTTGGCATATCAAAGTAATACGCAAACTAGATTCTCTGGTCTACAGTACTGGGGACAAAATATTAATAAAACATTAGATCAAACTGTAGAAGTTAATGCTGCACTGCAATATCTAAGAACTCTTGCAGCGAATGTTGTTATTAATAATACTGATTGGGATAATAGCATTCTCAAGCCATATCAACTTGCAAATGCTCAGGTTATTATTGGTGGGGCTCCAGGCGATTCTAATGTTCAGTTAGCAGTAAGTAATCTTCTTGTATCATATATTGATATTTACAATAACGGTTTATTTGGATTTACTGATAAAATTGTTCCGAACAAATACCAATATTCTCAACCAGGTACATGGACAAATGCAGCAAATCTATTAATTGCTAACAAGAATTTTATTGCATCAGAAGTTTCCGCATTCTTTGGAATCGAATATCCATATGCTACGTATATCCCAGGAAAATCTATTTACGAAGATGCTGAAGATATTGTAGATAGTTTGGCTTTCGATATATTAGGTAGTACGGTTGGGATTGAAACTAACAGACAAACACTGACTAAAGCAGCGTTAAATTATGATTATTCTACAATTTCCGCTGTACAAAATCAACAAGTGCAAACAGGTGCTGCATTCACTTTCATCAAAACCTTTATAGATGAAGTATTGTTGAACCAACCAATTGCCAATACATATCAGACAGCATACGCACAAGATACAAGTGTTGTATATCCATTCGTAACGGGCACAGTTACCGATTCTGAAATTAATTACGTTCGTAATAGAATTGATGATATGGTAAGCATTATTCTAAACGGCCCAACATATGAGAACGTGCAGTATAATATTAAGCCTATTAGCGTAACCGCAAATACTAGCCCGAATATTATTGCAGCTACTAAAATTATGATTGCGAATAGAGATTTCATTCGTGCTGAAGTATTGGCATATGTAAATCAAAATTGGACAGATATTAGTAACGGAACTCGTAACTTCTACACCGTTGCAGAAACAACAAATGTTTCTCCTAATGTATATGTAGTAACTTTTGACGAAAAGATTCTTGCAGTTGATAGACCATTGGCTAACAGTGCAGTATCCTTCCACCGAGGAAGTTACATTCAAACAAGTACACACACATTTGAATATGTGGGTTCAGGCATAGCTTTAATAAATGCTCTTCCATATAATGGTGGTAAACCGATTCAAGAGTATGAAGTTGTAGAATCTAGAGGTGGAGCTGTTTACTATACAAGTACAGACCATAAAGGTGATTTTAGAATTGGTAACGAATTATTAATTAATAGAGCAACAGGTACAATTAATGGCAGAACATTCAATAAGAGTTTGTTTGCAGTAATGACGCCATTCATACTAGCATTACAATAAGGATAATACATGGCAACACTAGTTCCCTTAAATACGTTTAAAACCGTAACTTCTAATTTATACATAAATGATACGTTGCTGTATACTACTCCTCAAGAAACAGCAACCATTGTTTTGACTGCTCAAGTAAGTAACATTACAGATCGCGCAGCTAACGTTACCTTTATTCACAGATCAAATGTTTTATCTGGCGGATTTAGAGTAATTACAGATACAGAATTGGTAAAGAATTTTGAAATAGCTCGCAACGATGCTGCATCTGTTATCGTAGGTAAAATTGTTCTCGAAGAAGACCAAGCTATTCTAGCTAGAGCAGGTGCAAACACATCATTGAAAATTTTATTAAGTTTATTAGAAACATCATTACAATAAAATGTCATTATCTAGTTTAGGCGGAAAATTTAAAGCCCAAAACTCAGCTAATCTAACATCTGATCAATATTTTGTAGATTTACAAGACGTTGAACCGTTTTTAGGATTACCTGATGGCGTAGGCTACTATTTAAGAGGTGATACTAGCGGTCTACGCTATTGGTCTCCTTTTGAAAGTAACGCCGCCCCTTTAGTTAGATACGATTATATTGTCTCAAATGTAACATCTAAAATAGACTATACTGCAAATAGTCTGGCCAATACTAAATTGTTTTTTGATTATACCAAGGAACAAGTTTTAGTTTGGGTCAATGGTGTAAGTTATTCTCCCTTTTATCAATATTCATTACAGGCAAATGCTGTAGTATTTACAGATGCAATTGCGGCAAATAGTAATGTTTCTATAATACCCCTACGAAGTATAGTTGGTCCTACAGGTGCTACGGGCGCCACAGGGCCTCAGGGCGCAACCGGTGTACAATTAGTTACTCCGGGTGCAACTGGTTCTACAGGTATTAGAGGTTCTACAGGTGCAACAGGTTTAACTGGAGCTACGGGCCAAGGCGCAACGGGTGCGTCTGGTGTAACTGGTGCTACAGGATCTCTTGGAGCCACTGGTGCTACCGGTGTTGGATTGACTGGTGCTACAGGGTCTAGCGGTATACGAGGTTCAACCGGTGCTACCGGTATAGGAGCAACAGGCGCAACAGGATTAACAGGCGCTACGGGCTCCCAAGGTGCATCAGGCACAGGTGCTACGGGTTTAACAGGTGCATCCGGTATTACAGGTGCAACAGGTTCAGCGGGTGCAACAGGTGCATCGGGATCTAGCGGTATACAAGGTTCAACCGGTGCAACAGGTCCCCAAGGCGCATCGGGTGTTAGTGTTGTGGGTGCAACTGGTCAAACTGGTGCAACAGGTGCAACAGGTATTGGTGCAATAGGCGCCACAGGCGTAACAGGTACTCCTGGTTTGCCCGGATTACAGGGACCAACTGGTGCAACAGGCGCTACGGGAATAACAGGCGCAACAGGATTAACCGGTCCGCCAGGCCCAACAGGATCGCCGGGTGCAGCTGGTGCAGCTGGTACGATGAATGGTATGCTAGTTTTTAGATCTCCTGGTGTATTCACTTTACCTACCGGTATAAGTAAAGTTAAAGTAACTGTCGTGGGCGGCGGCGGTGCTGCTTCGTCGTATGGTGCTGGTGGTGGCGGCGGCAGTGCAGTAAAATTTATTTCGGGGTTGACGTCGCCCGTTGCTGTAACTGTCGGTGCAGGCGGTTCGGGTCAAGGCCCGCAAGCTTCCGGCTTTCGTGGCGGCGCCGGAGGAACAAGTAGTTTTGGTGCATTTTGTTCCGCAACGGGTGGGCAAGGTGGTGCTGGAAGCGTCCTCGGACCTGGTGTAGGAGGTGTGGGCACTAATGGAACGTTCAATTCACCGGGCGGCCAAGTTATGAGTACAACTGTCATATTTAGCACAGCAACTTGTACGATTACACATGATTATCAATATATGGGTGGCGGCACATTATTAGGTGCGGGGGATGGTGGCATTGGCGTAGGTCAGGCCATCAACAGCAGCACTTCGGCCGCCGCCGGCGCAGTTGTTGTGGAATATTGAGGAAAATATATGAGAGCTCTTATTTCAATGGATGAATTAGCTGAATATGGTTATCGAATTGCACAAGTAGTTGAAAATAACCAAGAATTTTTAGTAGCTGGACCTAAATTATTTTGGATTGATTGCCCCGATGATACTATTGCGGATGTACATTTTTATGACCCATCTTCCGCGACTATAAAAGAAATACCAGCGCCCGAACCAATTAGTCAACCTATATCTCAGGGTGCTCAAGATTTATGATAAATATAATGCCAGTACATACAGTCACGTATGATGGTGCAACGGTAAATGTTTATCATGCAAATAAAGGTCAAGGACTTATTAGACATTCTCATGATTATTCTCATTTAACAATGTGCCATTCTGGTAGTTGTGCTGTTCGTAAAGAAGATAAAGAAGTTGTAATGACAAAAATAACACAACCAATAAATTTGATTGCAAATGGTTGGCACGAAATAGAGGCATTGGAAGATAATACAGTTTTTGTAAACGTATTTGCTGAAGGTAAGTATTAAGGATAACAAATGGCTTTAGTAAATTTAAGTGGTAAAGTAAAACTAACAGATGCAGGTAATGTATCTTTAGATAGGTACGATTTTCTAAAATTAACTGACGCTGAACCAAATTTAGGTTTACCTGATGGCTTAGGATATTTTTTAAGAAGTGATCCCGATGGCCGTAGATATTGGACAGTATTTGATTCTAATGCTACAACATCAATTAGATATGATTATATAACTGCAAATGCGGTATCAAAAATTGATTATACTGCAAATAGTTTATCTGGTAATTATTTAAGATTCAACGATACAGATCAAGTTCTAGTTTGGATAAACGGTGTATTGATATCACCCGGTGGTCCTACTGAAACTCCAGATTATACCACAGCAGCAAATGCTGTTATATTTACAACTGCAACGGAACCTGGAGATATTGTTTCGATACTTCCTGTTCTTGGAGGTAGAACCGGTCCATTAGGAGCATCTGGACCAACAGGTGCAACGGGCGCAACTGGAACACAATTAGTCACAGGTGGTGCGACAGGTTCTACGGGTGTTCGAGGCGCTACCGGAGCCACCGGATCTTTAGGTTCAACTGGTGCAACAGGGTTACAAGGTTCAACGGGTTTAGGTGCAACAGGGTTACAAGGTTCAACGGGGTCTACGGGGCCAATCGGATCAACCGGCCCTCAGGGCTCAACGGGTATTGCTGGGGGGATTGGATCAATTGGTGCTACAGGTCCTCAAGGAGCTACAGGTAGTATTGGTTCATCGGGCACACAAGGTTCAACGGGTCCTCAAGGTGCTACAGGACAAACTGGTGCAACAGGTCAACGAGGACTAATTGGCTCAACAGGATCTACAGGTCTAACTGGGTCTACGGGTGCAACTGGTATAGGCGCAACAGGTGCAACCGGTCAAAGTGGAGCAACTGGAGTAACTGGAGCTACGGGACAAACTGGTGCAACGGGTCAAAAAGGTTCTACAGGTTCGACTGGCATTGGCCTAACTGGAGCAACTGGACCACAAGGTACACAAGGTACACCTGGTCTTACTGGTGCTACAGGTCCAACAGGCGCAACAGGGTTGCCTGGAGGATTTACTACTAATTCTAGGGCCCAGATTTTAAGACTAGGTGTTAATACTGATCCAAATGCTGCAGGATGGGTTGATGGTGAAATACGAGCAATGAATAATATTACAGCATATTATTCTGACGATAGATTGAAGACTCGTCTAGGTACAATAGAAAATGCTCTGCAAAAAGTTAGAAACCTAACAGGATTTTATTATGAAGCAAATGAACTTGCTCAATCAATGGGATATGTAGCTAAGCGAGAAGTTGGTCTTTCTGCGCAGGATATGCAAAAAGTGATGCCTGAGATTGTGACTACTGCTCCTGTAGATAATAAATATCTAACTATTTGGTATGAAAAGACTGCTCCTTTATTAGTAGAGGCAATCAAAGAACTTGCTGACGAACTAGACGAGATCAAGAAAAAGATGTTATAATATAATATTATTAGGAATTGTTATGGATGATTTGGCTTTTGAAAAAGAATACTGGGGCAATTGTGTTAACACTTTTGATGAAGATCAAAAACATTATGTTTACGCAAAAGCAATGGGGTTAGTAAGAGAGCATTATAGTTTTAATGCTTTTAATAAAAGAATTTTAGATATAGGTGGCGGCCCATCTAGTATGCTTTTAAAGTGTACAAAATTAAAAGAAGGGCTTGTTGTTGACCCTATTGATTATCCTCAATGGACCAAGGATCGTTATAAGTGTCACAATATTTCTGTTAGCGTCAAAGGTGGGGAAGACGTTACTGAAACAGAGTGGGACGAAACATGGATATATAATTGTTTACAACATACTGAGGATCCAAAAAAGATTATTCAGAATGCGTTAAATGCAGCGCCGCTTGTTAGAATATTTGAATGGATAGATGTTCCTCCGCACGAAGGACACCCACATGAACTTACTGAAGAGTTTTTTAAAGAATGTTTTACCAACGCAAAACTTCTAAGATCAGGTACAAGTACTTTTGCTGAACAAGGTTGTTATGGTAGGGCATTTTATGGATGTTTTGAAAGAGTTTAATGAGATTTCACATTTTAGGTTTACCGCATACTGTTACTTCTAAAGATTATAATGCTTGCGCTTATACGCAAAAAGTAGTTAAATTTGGTAAGATGATGACAGCCCGTGGACACACTGTTATACATTATGGACACGAAGATTCTGATTTAATTTGTTCTGAGCATGTCACTGTTATTACCAATGAAGATTGGAATGTGGCATATGGCGATCATGATTGGAGAAAGAATTTCTTTAAGTTTGATACTAACGATCATGCATATCAAACATTCTACAAGAATGCAATATATGAGATCGGAAAGCGCAAACAGAAAAATGATTTTATCCTTCCATTCTGGGGAGCGGGTGTAAGACCAGTCTGTGATGCTCACGATGATTTAATTATTGTGGAGCCGGGTATTGGTTATGCTGGTGGACATTGGGCCAGGTGGAAAGTATGGGAGTCGTATGCTATTATGCATGCCTATTATGGGCTTGATGCTGTAGGTACTTGCAAACAAGATTGGTATAATGTTGTAATTCCAAATTACTTTGATCTTGATGATTTTGAATTTTCAGAAGAAAAAGATGATTACTTTTTATTCTTAGGTCGAGTATATGATGGTAAGGGTGTGCAGATAGCAATGCAGGTTACGGAAAAGCTAGGTAAAAAATTAATTATTGCTGGACAAAATCCTGATAATATGACTTTTTCGGATAATGTAGAGTTTGTTGGATACGCGGATGTGCCGACAAGAAAAAAATTAATGTCGAGGGCAAAGGCAGCATTTGTTCCGTCGATGTATGTAGAACCATTCGGAGGAGTTCAGATAGAAATGCTATTATCCGGTACTCCTACAATCACTACAGATTGGGGTTCTTTTTCAGAAAATAATATTAACGGTATTACTGGGTATAGATGTAATACATTTGATCAATTTGTCACAGCGGCAAAAAATATAGATAAAATAAGTCCAAAGAATTGCAGAACATGGGGTGAAAATTTCTCACTTGAAAAAGTGGCACCTATGTATGAGGAGTTTTTCCATAATATTTTAAACGTATATACTGGAAAAGGTTGGTATGAAATGGACCCCAAAAGAGAAAATTTAGATTTTATGGTTAGGAATTATCCATAGATAAATAGATATGTGAGGGTATGTTGTTTAAATCCCAAATTTTTAATATTATAAATAATAGAGAAAAAGTCTGGGAAAATAATGACAAGAGCACGGATACTTTCACAAGCATTAGCTAACATTATTGCAGGTGGGGGAGGTGGAAGCGCAAATATAACTTTTGCAAGTCTTCAGCCATTTTTAACAACAGCTAATGTAATTGAATTAACAAGTTTATACTTTAGTAATGCTAGAGTGTATGCCAACCTACAGCTGGCTAGTTTAAACGACTTATATGATGTTAATACAACCAACAAATCAAATGGCCAAGCCCTATTATGGACAGGCAACATTTGGGCCCCAGGTAATGTATCCTTAGGTAATTTAACCACAGACAATATACCTGAAGGTACTTCAAACCTTTACTATACAAACGCCAGAGCAAGAACCGCTCTTACTGCAGCTGATCCTACGATTGTAATTGATTGGACAGCAGGTACTATTAGGGCTAATATAGAGGCGGTATCTGCAGCTTCGGGGACAACTGATACCGTACCTGAAGGTTCTGTAAACAAATATTTCACAAACGCAAGAGTATTTGCAAACTTACAGCTTGCAAGTATTAATGATCTTTTTGATGTAGACTTAGGCACCTTATCAAACAACGATGTACTGTCTTACGAACTAAGCACAGGAAAATGGACAAATAAGATTCCCGTTGCTAATACTGTATCAAGTATCGCAAACTTCACCACCGACGATTTAGTCGAAGGCGCAAATAATAAGTATCTTACTTATGTTACATTAGCAAATGTATTAGCTAATGTAAGTATAGATAATTTATTGGATGTTAATACCCAATCCAATCTTGCAGTAAATAGAGTACTTGCATGGAATGGTACGCAATGGGTTCCAACTGAAATAAATCTAGGCTCAACCGGTTTATCAAATTCTGCACTTATTGCCAATTTTGCAAATACTGCAGGTATAGCCAATGTAGCATTTGTATCAAATTATGCAAATATCGCAGGTATAGCCAATGTAGCATTTGTATCAAATTATGCAAATATCGCAGGTATAGCTAATGTTGCAAATACTGTTTTAACATTAAGTAATTTCTCAACAGCTAATTTAGTCGAAGGTGTAAACTTATATTATACTAATGCAAGAGTATTATCTGCAGTAAATCCTAGATTAACTACTGCTAACGTAGTTGAATTTAATAACTTATACTACACAGATCAGAGAACAATTGATGCTATTGTTCCTATATTAACTACTGCAAATGTAATAGAATCATCTTCAAACTTATACTTCACAGGTCAGCGCGTATTAGATACGTTGGCTAATAGCGATATAGGTTTAAAAAATCTAACAGTAAACGGTAACGTTACTGTTAACGGAAATGTAGTGCAATTAAATGTTGGCAACATTTTAACAAACAGCAGAACAATTACACTTGCACGAGGCGCAACAAATAAAACCGAAGCAGAAAGCTCTGGCATATACATCGATGGCGCAAACGCTAAGATTACATATGGTGAAACTGGCGACACTATTGGGATTAACAAAACCCTAACAGTACACGGCGATATTCTACCTGCATTATCAGGTGTATTTAATGTAGGTTCTCCTACCAAAAAATTCCGCTCAATATATTTAGGCACACAAACTATCTTCTTGGGCAATGTGACAATGGGGGAAACACCAAAGGGTGGCTTGGCAGTAACAACTGCGACAGGCGATCCTTCAGATGGTGCATTTGCTAATTTAAGTGCAACACAATCTATCACGGTTGATAGACTTTACGGTAACGTATTCCCATTAACAGAGTTTAACAGCTACATTGGCGGCAATGTAGATCAATTTGTAAGTAACGTTACTGGCAATTTATATTTTGGTATTAGAAAAAATGCAGATTGGAATAAGTTTGCAGGTGTAAGAGTAACTGAAGTTAGAGGACCTGACGGCAATGTTAGAAGCGATGTTATCATCTACAATGATAAGGAAAACTCTAACGATTCAACAGCAAGAATTTCTGTACTTGGAAGTGGTAATGTAGAAATACATACAGATATAGTTGTTCAAGGTAATTTGGATGTTAGAAATAATATTACTGCTAATGGCAGAATTATTTTTACATCTGGTGATTACATTCAACAATCTGCAAATTCCGTACCATTAGCAATTAATGGTGTAAATGGTATAGACTTGCTATCTAACAATATTATTGCATGGCAAGTTAGAGAAGATTCATATGACTTAGTTTCGGCACACAGCGGACAAGCAAATGTTATAACAAATGGCACAATAAGTGCAACTATATTCTATGGTAATGTGCAAGCCAATACTATTCTAACAGATAGTATCAATGCTAACACAGCAATACTAGGCAATATTGTTGTAGGAACTGCAACATTCGATAATGTTATTGCTAAAACAGCGACATTTGAAAGTGTTGTTATTCAGAATAATTTAAGAGTCTACGGTGGTGTAGAAACTTATAGTTCAAATAATCTGTCCGTTTCGGACAATATGATATATTTGAATAGCGGATCTCTAGAAAACAATCCCGATATTGGATTTGCTTTTAATTACAATGATGGCGTTTACCATCACGGCGGTTTCTTCAGAGATGCATCCGATGGAGTATTTAAAGTATTTGATAACTATCAGCCAGAGCCTGATGCAAATATCTTTATTAACACGGATCACGCAACCTTTAGATTAGCTAATTTACAAGCAACAAATTACATTGGTAATGTAACAGGTTTTGTAACTGGACAAGTAAGTAGTTTAGGAAATCATAGCACAACAGATTTAGCTGAAGGTACCAACCAATACTTTACTAATACTAGAGTATTGCAAGTTGTCAATCCATTATTAACAACTGCTAATATTCTAGAAACATCTGGACAATACTTCACAAATGTTAGAGTATTGCAAGTTGTTAATCCTTTACTTACAACATCAAATGTAATTGAAGGAACAAATCAATACTTTACTAATGCTCGTGTTTTATCTAATGTAGAACAGATGAGTATCAATGTCCTAGCGGATGTTGATATAACAGGCGTTTCATTAAACAAAGCTTTGATATGGAATGGTACAAGTTTTGTTCCAGGCGATGCAGTTGCCAATACTGTACAATTTGCATATGTTGCGAATGTAGCTAATCTAGTATTATCCTTGTCTAATTTTACTACTGCTAATTTAGCAGAAGGTGTAAACTTATATTATACTAATGCAAGAGTATTATCATATATTACTGCACCTATTGTAGGTAATATTACTGCAACAGGAACTATTACCGCAACTTCTATTGTTGCTAATAGCATTGTTACCGGCTCAGGAGTTGGTGGATCTATTACTGGTTTAGATTCATTAGTTGCAGATCAATATTTTACTAATGCAAAAGTATATGCAAATATATCTCAAGCAAGTATCAATGTATTAGCAGATGTAGACACTGTAACTATTGCACCAGAAAATGGATATGCTTTAATATGGAATGGAACTGCTTGGGCTCCCAACGTAGTTGCTAGCCAAACTCTTACAAGTGTTAATTCATCTAATGTTTCGGGCATATCAAATGTATCATTACTAGCTAATCTAGCAAATGTTGCATTAGTTGCAAATAGTGCCAACACTGTTGTATCTTTAGATAATCTAACTACAACAGATTTAAAAGAAGGCTCAAATTTATATTTTACATCTGCTAGAGTTATTAATGCGGTAACACCATTACTGACAACTGCAAATGTTGTTGAAACAACAAATCAGTACTTTACAAATGCTCGTGTTCTAGCTAATGTAGAACAGATGAGTATCAATGTTCTAGCGGATGTTGATATAACAGGCATTCAAAATTCTGAAATTCTGCAATGGAATGGTACCAAATTTATTGCAGGAGCAGTATCGGCTGCAGCTACATCCAATACTGCTTTATTCGCATTTTTAGCAGATTTTGCCAACACTGCTGGCTTAGCAAATGTAGCTACAACTGTTACAACATTAAGTAATTTTACTACTGCGAATTTAGCCGAAGGCACAAATCTTTACTTCACAAATGTAAGAGCAGCAATTGGTTTAACTGGACAAGATGTTTCCCTAAGAGATCTATATGTTGCTGGTAATTTAACAGTACAGGGCGACACTACAACTCTTAATGTTACTACATTAACGGTTGAAGATAAAAATATCACAATAGCAAAAAATGCTTCTAATGCTCCAGAAGCAGATGGCGCAGGCTTTACGATTCCTGGCGCAGATGCTACATTGTTATATAAAGTTATAGGTGACAAATTTGAAGTTAATAAGAATTTCACAGTTAATGGTGAGATAACAGCCAATTCTTGGAATGGCTTATATACAACAAATGTAATAGAAGGTATTAACCAATTCTTCACTAACGCTAGGGTAATGGCAAATGTAGAATTGATGAGCGTTAACGTCTTTACAGATGTTGACATTACCGGAATTCAAAATACACAAATCCTTCAATGGAATGGTTCTAAGTTTATTGCGGCAAATATTAATACTGGTGAGTTTGCTAATTTTGCATTACTTTCTAATGTAGCTAATACCGTAGTATCAATTGCTAATCATACTACAACAGATTTGCGTGAAGGTGCAAACTTATATTTCACCAACACCAGAGCAATTGCCGCAGTACAAAATGCAGATTTGGTTCTTGGCAATGTAAGAACAACAGGTCTATTAACAGTAACTTCTGCACCATCTTCAGAATCCGTTACAGGTATTGAATTTGTAAATAATCCAGTTGGTGGAATAGGTGATACTGCTAAATTACAATACTATGGTGCAGGTTCAGGCGATGACACAATATTCGAAATTAGCGTTGCAAATAATCCTGGCGATAGTATCAATTTTAAAACTCTTGGCGGCGGCGTTGGTATTAACAGAGATAGACCAGCTGCAGACTTCGATGTAAACGGAAATGTATTATTTGAAAAATCATTAACCGTTCAAGGCCCAACATACGGACAACTAGGACAATTTAACACATTAGTTTCAAATTCACTTATAGTAAACGGTTCAACTGTTGTAAGTGCTGAAGGAACACTGGCAAATATTACAGTATATAAAATTACTGCAAATGTTTGGAATAATTTATATTCTGCAAACGTAATTGAAAGTCCAACAAATCTATTCTATACAAATGCTAGAGTTCTGGCAAATGTATCGGAAATGAGTGTTAATGTATTTGCGGATGTAGATATAAGTAATATTTTACCTAATGGTATTTTGAAATGGGATGGTACTAAATTTATTGCAGGCGTTGTTGATGCGGGGGCACAGGCAAATATTGCTTTATTTGCATATGCAGCCAATGTTGCAAATATTGTCGTATCTCTAGCGAATCACACTACAACAAATTTAGCTGAAGGATCTAATTTATATTATACCGATTCTAGAGTATATGCAAATACTACAGCGTTACTACCACAATATGGTGGTGAATTAAAAGCAGGAAACATATCATATGCAAACGCAACAAATGTTGTTAAAGTATATCAATATTATAATGAAAACACACAAAGTTTAGATACAGTATTTCTATAATGATTATATCGACACGAATTAATGCAGAGGGAATAATGGAGATAGACGGTGAATTGGATGAGATTTCTCGCACAATAGCAAGCGCAAACGCAACTACAGTATTTGCAAATGAATTTGACGAAATAACAATTAGCCCCACAAATAATGGGTTAGTTAAAAGAGAAACAAAAGACGGTAAAATTTTAGTAAGTGGTTACTTCTATGAACATGGCATAACTTGATTCAACATAAATATTAAGTATTAAAAAAAGATAAGAAATGGCAAAACTAAAAAGCGGCACACGAATTTATGGAAATCTTTCGGTTGATACCTTTATCACCGTTGAGAGCGATATTACCGCAGCAAATATTGTTGTTAATGCTATTACTGCAAATATTTGGAACGGGCTTACTACAGATAACGTAGCAGAGGGACTTAATCTTTATTTTACCAATGCAAGAGTAGTAACAGCAATTACGCCGTTACTGACTACTGCTAATATAATTGAAACCAACAATTTATATTTTACTGCACAAAGAGCAATTGAAGCACTTGTAGGAAATAATGTAACTGTTAATAATTTAACAATTTCTGGTGATTTAGAAATTCAAGGTAATGTTGTTTCTGTAAATACGGCAACGTTAAATATTGAAGATAAAAATATTGTTGTTGCAAATGGCGCAACAAACGCAAGCCAAGCAAACGGTGCAGGCATTACTATTGCTGGCGCGAATGCAAGTATTACTTATCAAAATACAGGCGACAAGTTTGTAGTTGATAAATCTTTAGATGTAACAGGAAACATTAACGGAACAAACGCAGCGTTTCTAAATGGCGATCCTGTAATCACACTAAACCCTTTAAATCAAAGCATTGCACTACTTCGTTCTCAGTTAGACGCTCCTGTCGGAAACGTTATTTTCGTTTCTGGTAACGGTGACGATCGTAATAGTGGAAACTCAATTGCAAATGCTTTGGCCAATATTCATACTGCTCTTAATAAAGCTCAGCCATGGACAACAGTTTTTGTAAAGAGCGGTGATTATGTTTTATATGAACAGCCGGTAACTATCAAAGCTCGTGTAGGTATGGTCGGTGATAATTTAAGAACCACTACAATAAGACCTGCTGAGCTTACCAAGGATATGTTCTATGTGAACAATGCTTGTTATGTGACGGGTATAACATTTAGAGACCATTTAGCACCTTCTGCAGTATTTTCATATAATCCGGACGGCTCTGCAGGATTTATTTCTACTAGCCCGTACATACAAAATTCTTCATCCATTACTACTACTGGTACTGGCATGAGAGTAGACGGTAATTACGTTACTGGGTTACGTTCAATGGTATGTGATTCTTATACAAATACTAATGAAGGTGGTATTGCTATTCATATGTTAAATAGAGGATATACACAATTAGTTTCTGTGTTTACTATTTGCTGCGACATTGCAATACTTTGTGAAAATGGCGGCTTCTGTTCTATTACAAACTCCAATGCATCATTTGGTAGACTTGGTCTCGTTGCAAGAGGTGTTAG